CATTCGTCCGCTGATCCTGTTCGTCAAGGCGGCGAACTACAAAGCCGCAAAATTCTTCGACTTTCAAGGTGGTGCGTTGAGCGTGGTGAATCGTGAATTCACCGGGCAGATGTCTGCCGCCCTTGATGCTGCTGTGAGCACCGCCCGATGACCTGGTCGAATTATGACGATGTGCTGAACCAGCTGCGCGGCCTCGGGCTGATCGTGGACGGCATCGACACTGGCAAGATGAGGCGCTGCAAGGTCGAGGGCGATCGCGAAAAGCGCGGCTGGTACATGCTGCACGAGCTGCGCCTGGATGATGGCGAGACTGTGCTGGTCGGATCGTTCGGCGTGTGGCAGGGCAACAACAACAACATCCAAAAGGTCGAACTGACCAAGCGCAAACTGACCGACGACCAAAAGGCCGCGCTCAAAAAACGCATGGCAGAAGACCGCAAGCGCGTCGAAGCTGATCGCCAGCGCGAAGCCGACCGCGCCGCCCGCCGTGCCAAACAGGTATGGGACAAACTTTCCCCCACCGGCACCTGCCAATACCTCGAAGCCAAAAGCGTCCAGGCACACGGCCTGCGCTTTTCCGATTCCGGCTGCGCCTACATCCCGATGCTGGACGCCAATGGCGCGGTGCACGGCTTGCAGATCCTGCTGCCGAAGGGCCACCCGCGCATCGCCAAGACCGCCCGCAACAAGGACTTCTGGCCCGCTGGTCTGGTGAAAAAAGGCCACTGGTTCCAGCTCGGTGCCGTGCGCGACATCGTCCTGATCGCCGAAGGCTACGCCACCGCCGCATCCATATTTGAAGCCACAGGCCACCCGGTGGCTGTTGCATTCGATGCCGGCAACCTGCTCCCCGTTGCCGAAGCAATTAAAAAACGCCATCGTGCGGCAAAAGTGCTTATCTGCGCCGACGATGATTTCAAGAGCGAAGGCAATCCCGGCATGACCGCCGCATCCACCGCCGCGCTGGCCGTCAAAGGCGAGATCATCGCGCCGCGATTCAGCATCGATCGCGAAGTCGGCAAAAAGGGCCTCACCGACTACAACGACCTGCACCTGGGCGAAGGCCTGCACACGGTACGGTCGCAGATCGAAGCGCGGCTGGATGACTTGAAATGGGTAATTGATGCGAAGCCGCGCGCGGAGAGCATAGAACAGGGGGGTGGGGGGAAAAACCGTCGCGCTGCCGTATCGGTACTGTCATTGGATGAAGCAGTTGATCGATTTATTCCGATCGATGATGGCAGCGGCGAACTGTTGTTCGACTGGTGGACCAACAAGATCGTCAAAAATAAACAGATGGTGGTGTTATTGCCCGCCGGTGTGCGCGCTGATTTTGTAAAAAATCATCCGATATGGATCGAGCGCGGGGCCTATTATCTCGACCAGGTCGGCTTTGACCCATCCGGCATGGACAAAGATGTCCGGCTCAACACATGGAAGGGTTGGCCGCTCACCCCGCGCAAGGGTGCATGCGATCTATTGCTGGAGCTGATCGCCTACCTGTGCAGCCTGGAAAAGAACAGCAACGAAATATACAACTGGCTACTGTGCTGGATGGCCTACCCGCTGCAGAATCCCGGCTCGAAAATGAGCAGCGCCGTCATCATGCACGGCCCGCAGGGCACCGGCAAATCGATGGTCTTCCAAACCTACGCCAAGCTATTCGGCGACTATGCCACCGTGTTAAACCAGCGCGGCCTGGAGGATAAATTCAACGCCGATTGGGTAGATGCCAAGCTGTTCCTGCTGGCCGAGGAGGTGGTCGCCCGTGCTGAAATGTGGCACATCAAAAACGAATTGAAAGAGCTGGTCACCGGCGAATGGGTGCGCGTCAATGGAAAATTCGCTGGCGCCTACCCGCAGCGCAACCACATCAACCTGGCATTCCTCTCCAACGAAGGCCAGCCGCTACCGCTGGAAAACGGAGATCGCCGCCACTGTGTCGTGTGGACCCCACCCGAACTGGGGCAGGAATTCTACGACCAAGTCATTGAGCAGCTGGACAATGGCGGCGTAGAAGCCTTCTACGAACACCTGCTTAATGTTGACCTGACCGGATTTCACCCCAAAAAGCGACCGCCAGACACACAAGCCAAGCGCAATCTTATCGACCTGTCGCGACCCAGCGACGAACGCTTTCTGCTCGAATGGATCGCCGGTGATGTCGTGCTGGACGACAGCAAAGGCCCGCTGCCATTCTGCATGTGTGGCACCACGGATCTATATAACGCCTACGAGCGCTGGTGCCGACAGCAGGGTGAAAAAAAGCCGCGCGTATTACCTCAATTTATTGGATCACTGTCGCGGCGGCACGGCTGGAGCAACCAGCATCGCGACAGATTCGATGCAAACCTCACCAGTAAAAAACGACAACGAATGATCGAACCATCGGAGGCAGACTTCAAAGCACATATTCAGGCAAGTGATGCGGATCATCGGCAAAAACCCGATGAAAACCTCACCAAATATGCGACCCGCTGTTTTTTTCAGTTCCGCGAAGCACTCGGTGTCCAGCCATGAACGCACACTACCGCACACACAAACGCACAGGCAAACAGGCCGCAAAGCCCCAAAAGCCCAGACCGCACAGACCGCACACACTTACGCGCACGCACATGAGGCATACAACAAACACACCCATACACGCGCACATAGCCCCTCGTGCGCGTGTATATACCCGTGCGGTGTGTGCGCTCCGTGCGCTGCGCGGGTTACAGGGGCATGAGTGTGTGCGTTTGCCTGTGCGCTCGTGTGCGCTCTCTTTATTTACACATCATTAAAAAAATAGGAGATAAAAAAATAAAAACCCAAACCAACATCGAAATGCTGCAAACCACCACCCTGGTGCCCTATGCGCGCAACGCGCGCACCCATTCACCCGATCAAATCGCACAGATCGCAGCCAGCATCCGCGAATTCGGCTTCACCAACCCAGTATTGATCGACGGGGCAGGGGGCATCGTCGCGGGCCACGGGCGCGTTATGGCCGCCCAAAGCCTCGGGGTGGGGTCAGTACCTTGCCTGCGCATCGATTGGCTGACAGAGGCGCAACGCAGGGCCTACATCCTCGCGGATAACCAGCTCGCGCTGAATGCTGGCTGGGATACCGACCTGCTGGCGCTGGAACTGCGCGAACTGCAGGCTGCTGGCGTGGATATGGACTTGCTGGGGTTTGGCAAAGACGACCTGGCCGACTGGCTCGCCCCGGCGCAGCCGGACAAAGACCCGGAAGCCTGCCCGCCGGTGGCGGAGGTGCCGGTCAGCGTGCTGGGCGATCTGTGGCTGCTCGGACAGCATCGCGTGATCTGTGGCGACTGCACCACGCCGATTGCGATGGCTGCGCTGATGAAGGGCGAAATGGCAGACGTCTGCTGGACTGATCCGCCGTACAACGTCGCCTACGGTGACAAGGCGGAATATCTAAATGCGGGAGACAACGGTCGCACTCAACGCAACACCTCGCGCATCCTCAACGACGACCTGGACGACGCCAGCTTCATAAAATTCCTGGGCGACTTTTACCGCACCGCCTGCACGTTCATGAAGCCCGGTGCCGCGATCTACATCGCGCATGCCGAAACCGAGCGCGCCAACTTCACCCGCGCCATGCTCGACAACGGATTCAAACTTTCCGGCGTGGTGATCTGGCGTAAAAACACACTCGTGCTCGGGCGTTCTGATTACCAGTGGATCCACGAGCCCATCCTGTACGGATGGAAACGGGGGGGGGCGCACCACTGGTATGGTGGTCGCAAAAAAACCACCGTAGAACAAATGGGCGATGGCTCGCCGTTCATCCAGCGCGCGGACGGCAAGTGGGAATTGCATTTCGGTGTGGGCGTGTTCGTGGTGGATGGCAAGGCCGAGATCGAGGAACTGCTCACCTCAGTGATCCATGTGGACAAGCCGCAGCGCAACGACGTCCATCCCACCATGAAGCCGGTCGATCTGATCGAGCGTCAACTCAAAAACAGCGCCAAGCGTGGCGACATCGTGCTGGATTCTTTTGGCGGCAGCGGCAGCACACTGATGGCTGCCGAGCGCATGGGCATGAAAGCGCGCTTGTCGGAACTGTCACCGCAATACGTGGACGTCATCATCCGCCGCTGGCAGGACTACACCGGCCAGTGCGCCATCCATGCCGTGACGGGCGAACCGTTCCCGATAGACGAATAAGCCGGCCATGACCACCGCCACCCAAGTCGAATTTGCCGCCAAGCTGGGCAAGCACAAAAGCTACGTCACCCGCCTCAAGGAAGCCGGGCGTCTGGTGATGACCAAGGACGGCAAGGTGGACGTTGAGAAAAGCCTGGCGCTGATCAAACAAACCGCCGACCCCGGCAAGGATCATGTGGCAGCGCGCCATGCCGAGGGAAGGGGCGCGCCGCCCTCTGCAGCGACAGAGCAAAGCGAGGGCGCGGGCAAGGTCTATCAGCAGTCGCGCGCGATCAACGAAAAATACAAAGCGCTCACCGCCAAGGCGGAATACGAGCGCGCCATCGGCAAGCTGATTGACAAAGACGCCGTGCAGTCCGCGCTGGATGATGTGGTCTCTTTTTTCCGCCAGATGGTGGAAAACCGTGGGCACCGCATCGCGGCGCAGCTGGTAGGTAAGGATTTCGACCAGATCATCGCCACGATCAAACAGGATGATCACGAAATGATGAGCGATGGGCATAAACAGGCGGCCAAGCTGTCGGCGGAATTGACCAGAGTGGAGGAATGATGAAAATCAGAAAAATTATTGAAATGCAGAAGTTGGTAGATCGCGGGGTGGTGATGCCGGCGTGGTATGGCATCGCGTGGTTCGATTATGAAAATGATCTGAGGGTGTGCTACCCGGTGCCGCTCAATCTGATCGTCGGGTATGCGCGGGCATTGATGATCTGGATGCGTTATGGCTACAGATCGGCGGGCATGAACACCCTGGACATTTACGCCCAAGGGGTCGAGGAAGGCAAGCGCCGCGTGTATGCGCGAATCAGTGAGGCAATGTCGCGCGCCGCGAAAAGATTTGAGCATGACGCCCATGACTGACGAAATCGACCGCGCGCAAGAGCGCGAACAGCTCGACCGTGATCGCGCCATCGCAGCGGCTGCGCATGACTTTGACCCCGGCGTGCCGGGTGAATGTGCCCGCTGTGGTGAATCATCCGAGCGGCTGATCCGTGGCGTGTGCGCCCCGTGTCGTGACCGGTGCCACCTGCCATGAACGAGCTGATCCTGTTCAGCAGCACCTTTGTCCTGGTGTTCGCCCTGGGCGCGCAGTCGCTCAACGTCAACAACGGCCATTACGCCGCCGCCGCGCTCACCAGCTTCGTCATCGGTGGCGGGCAGATGGTCCTGTACAAACTCGCACCTGACGCAAGCTGGAGCGAGATCGCCGCCTACCTGATGGGTGGCCCGTTCGGCATCACCGCATCGATGTGGGCGCACCCGCGCCTCAAAGTGCTGCTGGGGCGCAGAGCATGAACCTGCGCGAACAGATGCCGCACACCTACGCCTTCATCGAAGAGCTGCGCGCCGCGTTCGGCGTCAAACAGATCAACGCGCAGATCAAACTCGGCATGGAAGGCGCGCAGACTTTTCACGCAATCGAGAACAGTATCGAGGTCGGCACCAAGATCCGCGAGCCGGTGAAGTTTGTGGTGGGGGACACCCTGCTGATCCGTGAAAACGTGGGGGAGGTAATGGCGATGGTGAGCAGAAAATGACCAAGAGCAGAAACTTGATGCCGCCGCGCATTTTCTGGACCGAGCAACAGCTGGCGCTGCTGCACAAACATTACCCGAACGAACGCACTTGTGACCTGGCAAATATCATCGGGCGAGACATCGCATCGATCTATTCAAAGGCAAACAAGCTCGGCATCACCAAATCGGCAGAATTTCTGGCCAGCCCGGCATCGGGCCGCACCAACGGCAAGCAAGGCATCGGTTCACGTTTTGTGAAAGGTCAGCAATCCTGGAATAAGGGCGTGCATTACATGCCGGGCGGTCGCGGCGCTGAGTCGCGCTTCAAAAAAGGGCATCGCGGCGGGCGCGCCCTGGAAAACTATCAGCCGATCGGTGCAGAACGCATCAGCAAAGATGGCTACCTGCAAAGAAAGATCAACGACGACATGCCGCTGCAAAGACGCTGGCGCGGAGTGCATATCCTGTTGTGGGAAGCAGCGAACGGCCCGCTGCCCAAAGGTCACGCGCTTGTGTTCAGGGACGGCAACAAGAAAAACATCACCCTCGACAATCTTGAGATGGTATCGCGTGCCGAATTGATGCGCCGCAACAGCTACCACACCAACTATCCCAAAGAAGTCGCGCAGGTCATCCAGCTGCGCGGCGCGATACAACGCAAGATCAACCGGAGAATTAAAAATGAACGAACCACAAAATAGCATCTACGCATTGCGCAGCATGATGTTCGACACCCTGCGCGCCCTGAGCGAAAAAGAAAAGCCGATGGAGTTGGAGCGCGCCAAGGTCATCAACGAAACGGCGCAGACCATCATCAACAGCATCAAGGTCGAATACGACGCGCTGCGCGTGATCGGCGGCACTGGCAGCGGATTCATACCGGCACTGCCGCCAAAAAAACTGGCTGCGGTGAGCAATGACACCCACCCCGCGCCCGGCCACACGATCCACAAAATGGAGGGGTAAAAAATAACCACCAGCGTGACAGACTGGAGCAACTGCCGCTACGGAGGCATGCACGAGATCGCCGCCGCCATCAATAATTTGGCGGAAGCAATAAGAGAACACTAAATTTTCACCCCACCTCACCGCCGATAGCAACCAGGTCTCGGGTGGGTTTATAAATCTAATCTAACGCCGTGAGGCGCCGAAAGGATTCACATGGGAATTTCAGAAGGCCACCTCCTAGCCCTGCGCGCATTCGAGCGCGGCTGGAAGCCTAAATCGTTCCTCACGGTGAGCGAATGGGCGGATGCGAATCGGGTGTTATCCTCGGTGGGCAGCAGCGAGCCGGGCGCGTGGAAGACCTCGCGCACGCCTTACTTGCGCGAGATCATGGATCAGCTTTCCGAGCATGCGCCAGCGCGCATCATCGCGTTCATGAAATCCTCGCAGGTAGGCGGCACCGAGGTCGGCTCAAACTGGTTGGGCTACATCATGGCGCATGCCAAAGGTCCGGTGGCGGTGGTGATGCCCACTGAAAAATCGCTCAACGATTGGATGTCGCAAAAATTCGAGCCCATGGCCAACGACACGCCCGCTGTGGCGGCGGTGCTGGCCAAGCGCAACAACAACAGCAGCGACAACAACGCGCAACGCAAAAAATTCATCGGCGGCATCCTGTACGCCAAGACTGCCGGATCCACCGCCGAGCTAAAATCCACCTCGCTGCGCTACGCGATCGCAGACGAAGCGGACGAATACGATTGGAGCACCGACCAGGGCGATCCGCTCGGGCTGCTCGAAGTGCGGCTCACCACCTTTCACGATCGCAAACTGTTCGTGCCGTCATCGCCCACCATGAAAGACGCCTCGCGCATCGAGGAGATGTTCGAGGCGGGCGACAAGCGCCGCTACCAGGTGCCGTGCCCGCACTGCAACGAATACCAGCCGCTGGTGTGGGCGAACGTGAAATGGAGCAAACACCCCGATAATCCGCGTCGCATCGTCGATGCCTGGTACGTGTGCCGCGAATGCGGCAGCGAGATCGCCGAACATCACAAACAAGACATGCTCGGCAAAGGCCGCTGGGTGGCTGATGCACCCAACGCACCCTATCCCAGCTACCACATCAGCGCACTCTATTCCCCCATCGGCCTCGGCCTGAATTGGCGCGAACTCGCCGCCGAATGGATCACCGCGCAGGAAGACAACGCCAAACTGATGCGCTTCGTCAACACCCGCCTGGGCGAGACCTGGGCGGACCGTTCCCACGACATCAAAGCCAACGCCCTCGAAGCCCGCGCCGAACCCTACGCGCTGCGCACCGTGCCGCATGGCTGTTTGGTGCTCACCGTCGGCGTGGATACACAGGACAACAGGCTGGAAATAAAAGTAGTGGGGCACGGAAAGAACAAGCGCCACTGGACGCTGGATTACCACGTCCTGCCCGGCAACCCGGCCGGCGACGAACTGTGGCAAGCGCTGGCCGACTACGTGAACGGCATCCGCTTCCAAAACGCACACGGCAAAGAACTGATCAGCGAAGCCTGCGCCATCGACACCGGCGGCCACCACACCCATGCCGTCTATGCCTTCGTGCGTGCGCGCAAGGTGCGCCGCGCCATCGCCTGCAAGGGCGCCAGCACACCGGGCCGCGCTATCCTCGGCAAGCCCTCGCAGCAAGATGTCAACTGGCGCGGCGTCACGCAAAAGAAAGGCGTCGCTCTCTACCTGATCGGCGCAGACACCGCGAAACATTACCTCTACAACCTGCTCAACGACGATGCCGACAAACCTGCCGACGAACGCCACATCCATTTTTCCAATCAGCTCGAATCCGCCTACTACGACGGACTGGTGAGCGAAACTTTCAACCCGCGCAAAAACCGCTGGGAGATCAAAAAAGGCAAACGCAACGAACCGCTCGACACCTGGGTGCTGGCCATCGCCGCCAGCCATCACCCCGAGCTATACCTGCACAAATGGAAGGCGGCGGACTGGGACAGAAGGGCAGCGATGCTCGAGCCGCAGCACGTCGCCCCGCCGGCAGACCAGCCCGACACCGTCG